TCTTGAAATATTAGATAAACTTTTAAATATTTTGGTTGTTAATTCTTCATTAGTAAACCATGATACATTTGATTCTCTATTTAGAAAAGATCCATTTATTTCCAACGAATGAAATATTGTTGACAAACTGGAATCAATATAAGAATCATGACCCACTAGTGTACCATTTCTCAACGATCCCCCCTCGAACCGCAATACGCAATTCTCCGGCACCTCGATCGTCTGCCCGGCTAGGCAGTAGTCGTACTGGATGATGTAGATGGTATTAGGCTTTCTCATCATATGTTGCGTGAGCGTGTTCACGCCGTTCACGTAATGCTTCCGGAGATACACACGTCCCATGCCGGAGTAATCCTTCGGGGCGTATTCCTTGTCTTTCAATTTCAATGTCTGGTTATCCGTAACGGTTATATCCTCCTCGTCCGGAAGGTTGGTTATGCTCTTGTTACCGATCAATTGCTTGGTAGCCTCGGAAAGATCGTCCGGATCGACGGAACCGGGCTTCAAGTCCGTTACCTGTTGGTTGGTGATGTCGATTATCTCGTTCCTCAATCCCCTCCGGGTGATATACGTATCACGGATAACGTTACCCTCATGGTCTCTCCAAGCACGGTCTACCGTGATCTCCGGGGTAAGGTCGATGTCCGGCTTGAAACCGGCGGGATGGGCTGATACCGGGGCATGGCTCTTGATCTCATCAACGACATCCCCCATATTATTAACCTTGTCCTCCGCTTTCTCTACACGATTATCAAGTTTTTCCGTATCTTCTCTAATATCCTCTATGGCATTGTCTTGTGCCTCCAACTCATCGGTAATGGCCTTTTGGCTCATGGTATCAACTTCGCTATCACCACGGGAATCGAGTACGCTTACGTAACGCTCATGCTTCAGCCACTCTCCTTCCGTACCGTTCCAGTCCCCACGTAATACGGCCAGCTCGTATGAGGACAAACCATCATAGCCATAAGTGGCGGTAGAGGTCTTTACTTTCAGCACGACGACACCTTCTCCGATATTCGTAGCCTCGTTCTCAAATTCGGTAATAGAGAAAAGATCCTCTTTCTTGGAGCGGCATACGCTTCGTGTATCAAAGACATGATCCATATTCTTGACCCATATCACCTCGATAGAGTAAGTTCCTTCTTCCAACCCTGAAGGAATGTCTACATAAAGCGTGCCTTTGTCCGCTCTCGCTTGAAGTAGATATTTCTCCCGGTTGCCTAATAGAAAAACCTTTACATTAGATCGGGAGAAATCCTCTTTCACCGGGCTTATCCCCTTGTAAATAGTCCACTCTACCCGAATTAACCTGTCCTTGAATATGTATACCATGATTCTATAGTCTTGTTATTGATTGGAGTTGGCCCCGGATGGATTGACACCCATAAGAACCAACGCTTGATTAAACATACTGTCCGCGTGCTGATCCCTGTAAGTAAGCAACGTGAGGCCGGATATATAATAGATCAGCGCCTTTTTCAGCTTGGTGCTTACCTCCAAGCTATCCGTTATATCCTCGTCCGTTATGATCCCGATCTCGAACGTGTCGGATTTATCCTTCGCCTTATATAGCTCCAATGTCTTACCCGGCCTCATGGTCAACGCCAGTTTAGGTCTTTCCCATGTCCCCGTTGCGTATGGATCCGACAGCGTGGCGTATTCCTTATCGTTCCAATAGATAGGATCTGAAATAAATAAAGGCCATGATGATAGCCTAGCGTAACAAATCCGAGAGTAGTTCTCCGGCAAACTTACATGAGCGACAAGATCGTCCGTTATGGTTCCGTCCGTTATTATCTTGTTCGGTTCCAGCAGGCCCCAGTCCGCGTTACCGTTCACGAAGCGCAACGCCTCCGATATCTTGGACTTGATAATCGTGTCCATTTCCTCGTTATCCTGCGTTCCTAGGAACTCAGCGTCATTAAGCCCGATTTCGTCTATGCAGATCTTGACCTCACTCACTATGTCGCTCACGCTAATATCCATATCATTTCATGTTCGGGAATGAGACACTTAATTTATCCTTTAACTCCTCGAGCATATCATCGTTCTCCACCTTATAGCCCATCTTGGCGAAATAGTCGATAGCGTCATTCACGTTCTTTACGGTCTTGACCTCTTTCACTTGTTTTTCCCGGCCTCTCGAGTTCCTCATGACCGAGACACCAGACACATCATCGTCTTTTAACGTAGAGACGATCCGGATAGACGTACCAAATCGGCAATCATTCTCGATAGCGTCTTGTACGAAAGGGTTGCTAGTCCGTAGCAAGGCGTTCTTGCCATTGATGAAATTACCGCCCTTGAACTCCATACTAACCCTTGTGCCGCAATATATAGTACGGAGCATGCAATTGTCCTTACCTACCAACTCATATGTTTTCGTGATCATTCGATTGATTTTATTAGACCCACCGTGCGTTTGCTCCGGTGGGTCTTGTTTGACAATATTACAGTTTACACGTTGATCTCTCCCTTGTATGGTTTCCATGCTGTACCGTCATATACATACAATCCGACGGCGTGCGTATCGTCCGCTACGGTCAAATAAACCACATCGTCCTTTTTCGGTGTAGATACGGAACTCAGGGAAGCCACGCTGGAAACGACTGTGTCAAGCATAGACAGCTTATATCCGCTCACTGTCACGTCCGGACCGATCAGCATCGAGTTATAACCCGTAAGCATCAAGCAGTCATCCTGAATATAATATTGGGATTTGGCCTCCCGTACCTCACCGCCTTCTCCCTTGGAATGATCCACGGTAAGAGTTTTTCCTTTTTGGTAGTAATAACGCTTGGCCTCGGACATCGGGAAAGCGACGGCGCATTCCTCATATCCAAGATCGTCAAGGGCGTGCTCGACCTTGAAGTTCAACTTTCCGAAAGTGGTCTCGAAAGAGGAGATATCAATACCGATATTCTGTTTCTTGACGAATGAGATATCCTTATGTTTCGTGAAATCGATGTTCAGCAACTTCTCGATGAACTTGGTACCGCAATACACGTCCATCTCGTTCGTGTTCGAGTACTTTCCGAAAAGCATACGGGTGATACCGATAAGATCGGCGAACTCCAATGTCGAACCGATCTGGTAACCCAGCCGTAATTGTCTCAACACGCCTTTCTGGGCATACACGTATTCGGTACCTGTTTTCTTGGAGCCATACTTCACGAACTTCGTACCTACGCCGATCAACATCGTGCGTGTACATTTCTTACGGAAATTAGACAAAGTCCAATCCTTCAAGTCTTGCACGTTCCACTTAGCCTTCTTATTGATACGCTCGAAGAATTCCGTCCACGTGATTGGACATACCTTCTTCTGCAAGTAGGCGATCTCTTTCTTGGGATAAGCGGAATCCGGGGCGATCTCCACCTCACTCTCACTCATGGCCGGTGCCATGATGTGCAATCCGGTACCCGCTTTCAAATCCGGCACATACATGTTTTTTCCTTCATCCAACGGGCCATTAAGAGCGGAAACCATAATACCGTTAGCCTTATCCGCGGATATGACATAGAGGACTAACGGACTACCGTCAGAATTTCCGTTCTCATCATATCCGGTTACGCCGTCTACCAAGACAGTGTTGCACTCGGCAAATAACTTCTCGTCATTCTTATACAAGCTTAGTTTTACCTCAGCGTCCTTTTCCGTGTTGGTCACCGCCGCCTTGGTAACGCAATCCATTATAGCCTCGCCAATATTGTAATGCTCCGGTTCCTTCGTGTTGACATGGACTTGCTTGGCGAGCTTGAGGAAATCCGTGTGCATGGGATATTTGTACGCTTGAAATTTACTGACGTAATCCTCTACCTTGTTCTCGGCCAGATCAGCGTCAGTGACCGCAGATCCGGTAGCCCCCTGCCCCTGCTGATCAATACCCTTACCTGCTGCGTCCGGGGTCGCGTTCTCCAACGGCTTGCCATCATTGGGATCCGTATCACTTCCATTCTCCCCGATCTCCACGGCCATAGCCGCTCCACCAGTCAATACCGCCAAGACAAAGAACAAAGCCTTGACCCAAAACATCTTGTCTTTAAATAATTTATTCATCGCAAAAGTATTAATTGTTATTATTCTTATTATAAAAAAGGATTGTTCACGTCTTGCGTAACCGGCTTCTCCTGCCGTGCTCCTTGCCTTCCTCTCGGTCTTTCCTGCTTACCGCTAAGATCCTTTAACTTGTCGGTAACTTTCTTGTTGATCCCTTCCGCAACGCCTTCCTCCCGAGCGGCCTCCACGTCTTGGTTATAATTCATTCCCTTGGCCATCATCTCGAAAATAGACGGGTCCAATTTACCGACGATCAAGTCATCCATGACTTGATACATCTTGCCTATAACCTCCTCCGCTTGATCATCGGAAAGGCCCATCTCCGAGGCTTTCGCCCTTATCCCTTCCACGCTAGCCGGCATATTCTCCGACATTTGTTTCTCGATCTCGTCCTGTTTCGCCAGTTTCTCCAAGTAAGCGTTATGAGCGTCGGCCAGCTTTTGCGAATAATCGGGATCATCGGCCAAGGCTTTTAAGTCAAGCCCCTTATTCTGTACCATCCACACCACGGGATCGAAATCATCCTGATCCCTAGCGGCTACCATCAACTCGGCGAAAGCTGGACTCTTCGATAGGTTCTCCCGCATTTTCTTAGAGTTTCCCTCATAACCCTCATACTCGTCCATGAACTGGTTGACCGAGCCGTAGTAAGCCTCCTCGTCATCCATGTTAAGATCCGGATTCCGTTTGGCGTATCTCTGTCTGAATCTCTCTTTGTTAGATATATCTGCCATACCTTAATCGATTTTTTTTTAGGCAAAGGAAAATAATAAGGTATATCCGTTTTGTTATTTTGATTATTTTATTTAACCCATGAACCCTAAGAATAATCAAACATGTGAATCTATTTTTTATCTTTGTGATGTTCACCAAAACAAGCGTTCTTTATGGTTAATGGCGTAGATTTCATCCCAGAGCGGGACATGGAGCTTTACGAAGCTTATAGACGTGCTTTGAAGATGAGGGAAGTGAAATCCCACCGAGAGGCGGTAATGAGGGCTATATCCTCACATGCCTCTAGGTTCTGGATCTCCACCCTTCAAGCGTATAGGGGAATCCTGCTGATCAGGAAAGGGAAGACCAAGGAAAAGGGTCGATCGATCAGGAACAAGATGATCGATGACATTTATGGGATTTACAAAGAGCTGGAGAAAAAGAGAGAATTCAAGGGAAGCTCCGTTTATTTCATCACCTCTTTCGCGGTCTATCAAACGGCCCCCTGTTTTTACATATCCTATTCACGGGCGTTGGCGATAATACAACGCATCAACCGGGAAAGGAAAAATGGAAGGTAAGCTAAAAAGACTGATTCCTTCATTAATAATCGCCTTGACAAGCGTCATACTCCAACTCGCAGGTAAACATTTCTATTTCGATACCAATTCCATACCATACGACCATTTCCTTTACACGTTCACCCACGCGAACATCTTTCATTTATCATTAAATCTTATCGCCTTATTCCAGTTTAAGCCTCGTGTGAAAACATGCCTGATCGGTTACGTGTCTTGCGTCTTGGCCTCGTTCGTACCACTAGCCTCATTGCCGGTTCCTACATGCGGCATGTCCGGATTTATCATGGGATGTTACGCTCGCAGATATCACGCCTATAAACTAAGCCTTTGGAGAATAATATTGAGCAATATCGTCATGGCGTTTATCCCCTTATTCAACTGGAGGATACACTTGCTGTCATTCCTAATAGCCTATATCATCTATGGAGTCATACAGAAAATTAGCGTTCACGGAAGAGGTTGAGTCTATATTGGCCGAGAATAACAAGAGGCTGAAAAATATATTCGGCACGCACGACCAATTCACGGGGCGTGGAATGGAGGGGCATAGCCATAGGGTTGTCATAGATGATTACCCCATAAGGGTGCAGTGGCTTACCGAGGAGGTTTTCAAGAACGATCTGTATCAAGATGTTCTGAAAGCTGGTTCCATAAAGGACTACACGATAAGGTTCAACGAGCTGTACCCGGATTCAGATGGGATAAATGAGGAGGACGTGGCCAACATGCTATTTTGGGCTCGTTGCTCGAGAGACCCCTCCTTCGCCTTTTTCTCGTTATTTAAGATCAAGTCGAAAGAGGCGGGAGAAATGATCCCCTTCGAACTTAATTACGCCCAACGTTACGTGCTATCCGTTCTGGAGGAAATGAGGCATAAGGGAGTCACGATCCGTATAATATTATTGAAAGCCCGGCAATGGGGAGGTTCCACCTTGGTACAGCTCTATATGGCGTGGATACAGCTATTCGTCATGGAAGGATGGTATTCCGTAATTATAGCCCAGACGAAAGATACCGCCAAACGTATCAAGGCCATGTATAAAAAGGTTCTCGATAATATCCCGGGATTTATATATGGTGTTGACAAGCTACAATTCGCCCCTTACGAGCATTCGGCGTCCGACTCCATAATCACCGACCAGTCCGGGAACAAGGTACGTGATAACGTGATAACCGTGGCATCTTATGAGAATTTCGAGTCAACACGTGGTATGGACTATGCCATGGCCCACTTCTCGGAGGTAGCCTACTGGAAAACAACGGACGGCAAATCGGCGGAGCAGGTTATAACAAACATAGACTCGAATATATTGGAGAGACCGTTGACCATGGAGATCTCCGAGTCTACAGCTAATGGCATGGCCGGTTATTTCTATGATGAGTACCAAATGGCCAAGGAGGGCACTTCATCCCGTAAGGCGCTATTCATACCGTTCTTCTTTATCGAGAACGACATGATAAGATTCAAGGACAAGAAAGAGACCCGGCTTTTCATACTGGATCTATTAGAGGGAAGGGATGTCACGACCTCCCCTAATGACAATAGCGAGCCGGGACAGTATCTATGGTCTCTATGGGAAAAAGGAGCTACGCTGGAGCACATCAAATGGTATATCAAGAAAAGGGCCTCGTTTCATGATCACGCCTCGATGGCATCCGAGGCACCATCCGATGATGTCGAGTGTTTCAAGTATTCCGGTAATCTCGTGTTCAATATCTACACGATCGAGGTGATGCGGGAAAGATACGTATCACCCCCAGAGTTCATTGGCGACATATCCCAATCAGAGAAGACCAAGAGGATAATTCTCACCAAGAATCCGAACGGCCTGTTGAGAATCTGGAAGAGGCCCGATGATACAAGGACATCCAACGAGTATCTTGTCATCGTCGATGTCGGTGGACGTAGCAAGAACTCAGACCCCTCATGTATAACAGTGATAAACAGATGGAATTTACGATTCAGTGGAGGAAAGCCGGAGGTGGTAGCCAGATGGCATGGCCATATACGATACGATTGGCTCGCCTACAAAGCCGTCAAGATCGCCAGATACTACAAGAACGCCCTTCTCGCCTTCGAGAGCAATACGTTTGATAAGAAAAAATCAGAGGCATCCGAGTTCGTGGAGGAAGGCGATCATATTCGTGGCATACTGAAAAAGATAGAGGATATCTACCCCAATCTTTACATGCGAGCGGCGACGGATCCCGAGGACATAAGGAACGGCATATACAAGAAGATAGGCTTCCAGACCAACAAAAAGACCAAGCAGGACATGGTAGATAATTTCATAGTGGCGTTCGAGGACGATATGTTCATAGACCCGGATGAGCGCATGTATAAGGAGGCATCCAAATACGAGCAACGTCCGGACGGTCGTTACGGGAATATTCCCGGTCGTGGCAATCACGACGATATATTGATGACAGACATGATAGGAGCGCTCATATCAGAGGATATGCCTAAGCCTTCTATAATCAAAGAAGAATCAACGGGATATCTCGATTCATATCCAAAAAATGAGTCGAGTTTATAGCGTGCGCATGAACGTTTCCCCTGTAAAAATCAATATTAGATAAATAAAATACGACTTATTTTTTACTAATATAAAATAAAGAGAGTATATTCGCGTAGTCACTGATTAGAATATAAGACGTGACACACATTGTGGCGTTAAAGATATCGTCTCCTATAAAGACCTAAATTCCCCAAATTTATAAACATAACAGGGAGCCGATAGCAACAATACGCCCACGTTATTTGTATATATAATCTATATATAAGACGTGGGCCGTTGCTTACTACCTGTTATGTTGGCGTGTGGACGCCGGGTCTTGGTAGTTGCGACGGCGCCACGTTTTTTTATGCGTATATGGTATGTTATATATTTATAACCCCTTATGGCTCTCATCCGTGATGGACCGGAGTCATTACTTAAAGATATTACACTAGGTTGTATTCATAAAATAATTTTATCAATGTCATACCGCTCTTTCGTGAGAACCAGAGGTATATTTATGTCAAGGGGATAGCTTTGGAGGATGGGGGCACACTCCTTTCCTTATGGCATAAAATATAGTTTGAATAAATATTTCCCGCTTCCCTTGGGTGGTATTGGGAAGCATTTTAAGACGGATATACCCACCGTTGCTATTCCGGGAGGATCGGCAATGATGATTAAGTATGTCTTTGTTTAGATATGGATTTAGATATTACAAACGCTCTCGTTCGTGAGAATCGGATCGTTTAAGGTTGTCTGAAAACCATTCATATAGATTATAGTTAAATAATAAAAACTCCCTTGTCCGTGAGGATTTGGGGAGTTTTCTATTTTAGATACCTCAAAACGATCAATAGCTTCATCCCATAGGAAATATACTTCGTTAGCAGAGCAAGTACGGTTCTAAAACAAATTAACTTTATTACCTATCCAAGGGAAAAAGAACGTATAAACCGAAGCGAACAAGAGTAATAAACAAGGTGTATGAAATTCCGTTGATAATTGAATGCAGAACAACCATAGCGATATGAATGCCAATGTTGAATATAATGAAAGCCGGAAAGCGCTATCTCCTCTTTTCTTAGAAAATTCATATACAGTTCCTATATAGTACAAAAAGAACGGTATAATGACCCAAAGCCATGTAGATACGCTAAGAACTTCCATATAAGTATCAAAAGCTTTTACATACACATGATTCTCATCGCTAAATTCGGATGGAGATGGAATATAAAAAAACGCTATCACTGAAAGCAAAGCGGGAACAAAAAAAGGAATATATTTCTTCTTTATATTTGGCATAGTCTTAAAATTTTATCCTAAAAGATCCTTCTTGTTCCAATTCCAAGCACAACTACACTCATTGTTATCATAAAGATAAGGCTTCCCGGTTTTATCATTAAACTTTATCTTTATACTTACCGTGTTTTCATTCTTCTTTATACATCCTTCATAAGCCGCCTGATCTATTTGCTGTGGAGTGAAAGAGAAGAACATATTACGGGAAATCCCATGATCATCATACCTTGCTACAATAATATATCTTATTTGTGCGGACATAAATTGGTTGAACCTATCTGTTTTTATCTGCGCATAAACACGCCCATCCTTTATGGTCGTAGTCTTTACCTGTACATAATAATAGATATTATCCTTTACCGCTATTATATCTACGCCCTCATCGACCATCATCCTATTTGCATTGTAACCGGAAAACAACAGCTCTGATATCACGGCGCATTCTCCGGCGGTGCCTGTATACTCCACGCTGGGCAATAGATCCACTATAGGTTTAGGATCTGATCTTTTTTTTCTCTTACTATATTTACCGTTAGAATATTTGAGCTCGGATTCGTCCCCTCTTCTCTTATCTATGGATATAAGTTCAACCACTTTATTTTCTATACGACTTCTCTCTTCAGAGTCAACTATTAATTCATCAGGATGAATTAATGAAACTATTATGTCTTTTATTTCTTTCATCCGCTTCGAGTCTGAATAATTTTTAAATACAGACAATATCAGCTCTATAGTCACATCTTGCTCAATAGGCATATCAATATTTTCTTCCATGGTAAAATAGATTTAGGTTTCACAAAAGTACTTCATTATTTTACATGAAGTATATTATACAATCTGTTTGATAACATATAGCGGGTGACACCAACGTCACCCGCCACTTCTCCTATTTACCATTAGCTATCTCATTCATCATAGCTTTCAAATCGTATAACTCCATTTCCAATCTTTCATCATCTACCTTCTTCAAATACTCACCCATTGATTGATACAATTTGTTAAGATTATTAAACTCTACATATCCACGATATTCATCGCTCATCATAAGATCATTCAATTTTTTCTGATACTCTGCTATATCAAAACTATCGTTCTGTGGATTAGACAATTCTTTACGATATCCTCTCAATCTTTGTCCGATCTTATCCATTTCCTCCAAATTCTCATAATAAGCGTTATCTATGGCTTTCTTTTTCGTCCGCTCATCACCACTTTTTATAAGACGGTTCCCGACAGGGATATTCCTCCAGTCAAAATCACGACTACCCCAAGCGGTTTCAGCGGATTTGACCATCTGGGAACGTGTAGCCTCAATACCTCCGAAATAGCCGTCCAATATATGTTCTATAATGGCTGGGTTTAGGTTAACGGTACCCGTAGTGTATTTATCTCCTCCGGTCAGTTCATTGGCATATTTAGTCATTGCCAATATAGCGGGATCCACGCTCTTAAAAGCCTTTGTCCATTCCGGCATACCCTTGTTGAAGTCGTTATCCTTATATAAAGGCAAACCTGTCCAATCCTTGTTATCTCCGGCCTCAATCAATGGCTTTACCGAGCTTGGGACGAAAGCGGAGAATCCTCCACCTCCCTCCATCATGTCCAAAGGAAGAACCTGTGACATTTGCTCCGCTATCTTCATGGCCATCTTTTTATCGGTATACTTCTCCTTTCCGGAAACTATTCCATAAGACATTTCTCCTAGTCCATATATAGCCCTTAACTCTATGGGCATAGGAATTGTAATCCAATTTCCTCCACCGTTACGGAAACAGATATTATTACGTCTCACGTATTCCGGAAGATCGTAGTAATCATCATCTTCATCATCCCAAAATGCGGCCGCGAGCATAGGCATGATCGTGCCAAGCAAATAGAAAGAGGATGCTAACCCCAAGAATTTCTTGGGATTATCTTTGGCCAACCTTCCGAAATTATACATACCTTGTACACCAGCGTTCCAAAACACATACATGGATCTTGACAATCCAGACGTGAAAGCGCTAGCGTTACCTATCTTGGTTTGCCCCTCAGTATTAAAGAATTTCGAACCCGCCCCTTTCTTATTGAAGTTTACGGATATCTCCTTAGCGTCATAAATGGATTTATCCATGCTTCGCCCCATTTCCCTAGAAGTAAGAAATGCGGCGAACCTAGCGCAATTCTCGACGCTCTTATTGAACAAGTCCATCCATTCACCTAGTATTTTCAAAGCCTTTCCGATAGATACCTTTTGCTTGGAGTATTGAAGTTCTTTTTGGATCGCCTTTTTCTTGGCTTCCACGTCTCTCAAATTGGTGTATCCGGTCTCTCCTCCTCTCATTACAAAATCATGATATGCCTTATTCAATGGATCGCTCATATCCAACGTACCGTTCTCATACCCCTTGACCAGACGATACATATTGATCGGGTTTACCATAGCGAAATTCTTATTGAACTTCCATGCGTATACAGGACTTTCCTTGACCCATACGGTAGTATTCGAATAAAGAGCGTCACGGAGGAAGTTACTTACCATGAAATTCGGGTTACGTGTCGTAAAGTTAGCCGCCAAGTTTCGATTCAGCCATCCGGCGTATCTCTCCACGGTACCAAACCATCCTTTCGTATTATCCGGGTTTGTAAGCCCGTTCAACGCTTGAGCGGCCCTTGGGTTCCCGTTTATGGTAAGTAAGTATTCTTTGCCGGCTCTCTTTACGATCACTTGATGCTCCTTCAAGTCCTTTGGCAATATCTTGTAAGGTATCCCTATAGCATCCCTTGAACGTCTAACATTAGATCCTTTTTCATTGGATAGCTCCTCCATGCGTTTGTTGAAAGATTCCACGATAGACTCCACCTGTTCCGGATTGGCGTTAGATGGTATATCCGGGAAAACGGCGATCCACTCACCGGAAGCCTCGTCAAGACGAACCCACATTTCGCTTACGCTCACGAGATCCGTCTTATGGTTTTGTACCATTGTCAAAAACTTTTGCTTCATCAAGTTCCTATTCCCTTGCATGATTCCGCTCTCTGCCATATTAGCGATCGTCGCTATAGGATCGTCAGCCTTGCTCTTTCGCCCAACGACAGTCTTTATAGGGGCGTTGAACGTTTGGCTTTCGGATGTAAGATAAGCGTAAACCTCATCTGCCGTAGTCTCCTCCCATCCACGCAAAGGCACATAGAACTGATACATATCGCTGATCGAATCAAACGTATTTTGGCTCATAAGCCCGCTATCTCGTTGCTTTGCCAATATAGCGTCAGTGGCTCTTTTGACAGAGGCCGATAATTCCGATGTATCATATCTTGACTCGTAATCCAATACGTATCTCCTTGCGGAATCCGGATCATACCCCGTGTTATCCTCGTTAGGATACATGGACGTGAATCCGCTGAAATCATCAGAAAGATTAGCTCCGTATTCCTCGGAAAGCCTATCCATTTCTGATTGCTGCTCTTCCCAAGACCTACCGTTCTCACGTATCTCATTCCTTCTCCCGATATACTCGTCAAGCAGGGATTTATATGTTTCCGAGTTTTGTGACAACACTCGTTTAACGGCCATTTCCCTGTTACGCTCAATACCATGCTTGGTTATAAGGTAATCCCTTATCTCATCAATGGTGGATCCCATCTTTTCCAAACGTGAGATCGCTTTTAAGATAGGCTCGAAAGCCGCTTTCCTATAAGCGTTGAACTCCGCTTCATTAACGGAGGAAAGGGCATTCTCGGCCATATAAGCGTTCTCATAATCCAATATACGACTCCTCGTTGCCTTTGCCACGGCATCCTGCAATGTTTTAAGCCCTAGCATAGAATCCTGAAACGCCTCCTGAAATTGATAGGACGATGTAGATAGGGTACGCTCATATTGATCTTTGGCGGAACCTACCTGTTTCTCTACTACTTGGATATCATTATCAGCGAACAATACCGACTCATTCCGCGCGTTCTCCCTAAAACGGATTGTTTTCTCGGCGAAAGAGAAATCATCCGTCTTTTCCCTTACGCTTTCTCCAACGCCTCTACCCTTGTTTTCAGATCCTGCACGTCCGATGACAGTCCGATCACCGCCGATTCCATCCCGGACACTTCCGTTCCTATCGCCCGTATCTCCTCCGTCAAGTTGGTCTCCATCGTTGTCAACTTGGCCGTCAGTCTTTTTTCCATTTCGGTCAGTTGCGTTTTCAGTTCCGTCAATAGCGTTTTCAACTCCCCTTGGTTTGTCGATATGGTCTCGTTCACTTTCGTTTCCGTTCTCATCAACGCCATCGATTGTCTCGAGTTCCCTTCCAGTACCTTTTGTTTCAGAAGGTTGTTTTCCTTTTTCAGGTTCAATATCTCTTGCGATTGATCCATTTTCGTTCAAATTTATATTGTTAAGACTTAATCTATTTCTCATCACGATATCCTCGGCCACATCCATCAAGTTTCCTTGCTCCAAGTTCTTATAGCTTCTCCAGAGAATATAACGGAGGTCATTATCCGATAACTTGAAATCAAGACTAATACCTGCCTTTCTCAACATATCAAGAAAAGAGTCCTTGATCTTTTCCCATAACGAACGCTCGGCCTTGTTATCGAAACCACGTTCCGCTAATTCAGCGAGGTATTCCTCTGTAGCCTCACGCAAGTTAAGAGGATTGCCTTTAGTCCGATCAATGATATTTTTCCGGATATCCTCGTTGGCGTTCCGATACACGTTATCAAGGAAAGTATCGAAATCATCCCTGAATAGCTCACGTAACCCATGATGCCCTACCACCTCATGGAGGAAAGTCCTTTGAGCGTCACCTACGGACGTGGAATTAGGTGATACTATGACTATCTCCCCGGTAGAAGTATCATACCAGCCTTTGGAATCTCTCTTACGGGCCAACATATTCTCATCCGTATCGTTTATATCGTCCACGTCATGGATTACCCTGACAGGGGTATTAAGCTTGTTTGACCAATCGTTGATTGAGGATTCAATAGAACTTACATTATCCTGATTATTAGTTGTATCTACTCCCATGAATCGAAATCGAGTCTCTCCTTCCTCTTTTACCAACGTACCATCAACGTCAAGAGTTGATTCTAACTGAATATCCTCAGCTTTAGCTTTTTCAACTAATTGTCTCTGCAGATCATTAACCTCTGCCTGAGCCGCATTAAGTTCATCCTCTTTTCCCCACGGTTTCTTAACGGCTTCCTCTAATCCCGCTATCTTGTTTTCCTCTGCCTTTATTTTAGCGGCTATATCTGAGACGGATTTAGCGGGAATCCCCAACTGCCTGTCAATGCTAGCCATCAAACCCTTGCCGCCGCTAAAATCACGATTCTCAACCAGTTTTTCCTTTCCTAAATATAAGCTATAGACCATCATACCTTCATTGAAATGCACGATTGCCTCGCCTTTTCCTCCATTGAGACTGATTTTCAGAGGAGGGGTGTTTCTGTCAAGCGTATATCTATCATAGTAATCATCAATAATGGGCGTAAGCTCATTCGATATACCATCGCTGAAAGTATTGCCTTTAACAGTCACGGACTCAACCCCATCAGGGAAGTTTTCTTTTACGATATTGGCGTTCCTTTCCATGATATCCTTCCGGCTGTTGTATTCTTGTATCCTAAGTTTGGAGTTAGATATAGAGTCACGCATGGAAGACTTACTGTTAAGATCGCTCCTCTTGGAGTTTTGCAATTTCTTTAACTTGTTCTGTGCCACAAACAGCAGTTGGGCGGTCTTATCTCCTGATAACGTCGCCGCCATCTCACTAAATGTCATTCCAGACGGATCACTATCGTCTTGCTCCTCCATTACACGAGACGATATATCGCCTTTCATCATTTGGTTGATGAAGTTTTGTTTTATACGAAGCCTGTCATAGGCGGTAGCGTCAAGGGTACCTTTAACGCCATATGTGACGATGTTCACCGGTTTATCCCATGTGGCGTATAAGTTTCCTTGTCGTAAGATACGACCGTTGCGTTGCTCAAAATCCATAGGCCTGATTGGAGCGTCAATATGATGCAGGGCGAATAGACGATCTTGCACGTTGACACCCACTCCCATTTTCTCCGTGCTTCCAATAAGAATGCGCACATCCCCATTACGGACCTTATCGAACAAGGCGTTTCTCCTTTCTCCCTCATAATTGCCAACGATAGCTATCTGATTAGACGGAATACCTCCCTTGATAAGCTTTTCCTTTATATCATTGTACAAATTAAACTGAGGAACAGATAAATCGACATCGAATAAATCCATTTTTGGAGTCTCAGAAGGGGATTGATAACTATCGCAGAATATAAGTTGCGTGCCTTTGTCCTTATCGCTCTCCTTATATAATCTCAACACGTTATCGACCACCTTGTTTGTCTTGCTATCAGGATTGTCGGGAAATGTAGGATTAAGCAAGCGAAGGTCAATCGCAGCCTGTTTAGCCTTGCTGAACACGACCAAGGGTAGCGCGCTCTTATCCTTCTTCTCTTTTCCTGTCAATTTGTTATAATCCTCTAATTCCTTGATAAGGGTTTGCATGACATCCTCCAAGTCCTCGTTCTTCTCGACAATGACATTGGTCATCTTATTGTCTTTCAACTTAGGGATATTCTTGTCTTCCTTGAACTCCTTGACATCCTCTGTCAAGACAACGTCCGTATGGCTCCTGAACGCCTTTATAAGCTCCGGGACATTCGTATAGCTCTTGAACCTCTCGGCTATCTTAAAGTTACCGGTAGCGGTAAACTCCAATGAGGGCTCAACCGTTCCAAAAGTGGTAGCGAACTCGTCAAAGCTATTGATATTATACGCGTCTAGGATATCGGGTGCCACGAAATTCATCATAGTCCAGACCTCTGCCATTGTATTAGTGATAGGGGTACCGGTTGCCAGAACCACGTTTCGACCACCATTATTCTCAGATATCCATTGGGCTTTTAGCAACATACTATTAGCCCTTTGTGACGCGCTCGTATCGATACCTTTAACGTTCGACATCTTGCTTGGAAACCCGATCTTCTTATAATTATGCGCCTCGTCAATGAACAAAGCGTCAACACCCATTTGCTCAAACGTCATGACGTTATCAGTCCGCCTGTCAAGAATACGCTCCGTCTTGGCCGTGATAGTCTCCGCTGTCTTTGCCTTGCCCTTTACGTTTTTCCCTTTCTTTATACCTTCCAGAGAATCACGCATACTCTTGGCCTCCCTTTTCAATCTCTCCTGTAAAGCCTTGTCTTCTATGCGATCGATAGCCTCCTCAAAATCATCTATACGCTTTTGGATATATGCCTTTTTCCTTTCCTCGCTATCCGGGATAAACGCCATGAATGACTGTGGGACAACGATAGCGTCAAAATCTCCGGTAGCTATAAGATTGAACAGCCTTGTCCTATTATCGGCGTTACGCTCCTCCTTTGTCGGAGATAGAATCTTAGCGGAAGGATACAGTTTATAAAAGTCACGGACGAAATCCTCTAGGGTAGCGTTTTGGACAACGATCATGGGTTTCTTCGCTATACCTAGCCGTCTCATTTCCATAGCGGACGTAATCATGGTAAAGGTCTTTCCCGTACCGACTTGGTGAGCGAGTAACGTGCTCTCGGATAGACAACGTTGCACCGCCTTGCTCTGGTGATCCCTAAGTGTTATATTCTTATTAGCGTTAGGATAATGCTCAAAAACCGGTTTGTCATACTTTTTTAGTACATAGTTGTTATATTTATCATTATACACGTCCTCAATACGACCATGAAACATCGTTTTAGAATCAATATACTCCACGAACTTATCGGACATGTCGGATATTTTCTCGGCAACGGCCTGTGTCTCCTGCTCGTTTACGACCCTTCTCGTTTTCTGCTTACCATCCTCATAATATTTAATCTCGTCATAAACCTTGGGTTTACGTTGGTTAAGAGCGGCCTTGAACACGTCTATAGCGTCCATTCTCTCAGTCTTGAATTGACCGGCTTTAGCGTAATCGGTTATGAACGCCCTCTTATCAAGAATATACTCACCGATCTCCGGGATAAAATTAGCGTTGGCGTAAGATATACCCAGTACATTATCAGCGAAATTATTTATAAACTCAGACGGGATCCATGTAGTCCCCAGTCGATAACTTATCTCACCATAGGGTATACGTTCTGGCTGTACGGCTTCCAAGTCATCCACGTTTTTTTGAAACTCCGGATGATCTTCCAAGGCCGCCTTAGCCTCTACCAACTTATCTTTTACGTTTCCAGAGAGATATTCGCTCTTATCTATTATATTGCCGGTAACAGGATCCCTATAAGCAATTCCCTTCTCTAGTATCTCGTTTGTCACGTTCACCTCATCCATACCCGTTATCTCCGAGATATAAGGTATATCAATATTACCTTTATATGACTTGCTTATATTGACGGCATCCAAGACATTATCCGCTTTTGTCGGTAGCTCGAATGGATAACTTACACGCTTATTCAAGATACCATCCGCTTTCGAGACTTCCCATACCATAGATTTTCCGGTCGTGGAAGGTACCCTTCTAACGGTTTCCAAAGAGAAGGGTAATCCATGCTCAACATCCTCGGCGAAAATATCGTCCAAAGCCTTGTTCCTGTTAAGTGTCCCATATTTGGACACGAAAGCATCATATACTTTGTTTAGCCTTTTCCTCGCGGGCTCGGGATCCACACCCTTTGTTTGCTCATCATGGATAAGATCGTATAGATTTTTCTTTATATCATTGTAATCATTTACCGCATCCGCTATTTTCCGGGTCTTACCATTATGAACGAACGTAGGATTTGCCTTAATCGGTTTTAACGAGTCCCCATCTAAAACAAAGACATTGCCATTCTGGACGGTAATAGTACCATCTTTCAAAGTGGAGTCACCCACAACCTCCGGCCCTTTAGTCTCTACAACACCTGATAGGATATTCTTTGGTAAGTTATCAATAGCGTTAAATAGCTCCTTGCTTAAATCGGCCCCGGGTTTGGCTTTCAATGTCTGGGACGCTCCACTATATAGACCTCCGCTACCAGCGTCATAAGCAGTCATCATATCACCTAACATCATATCGGGATGATTGGAGAAATACTCGTTAACCATGATAGGCTTGCTCCTTTTATCCCCGTCCTCCATATAAGTTCCTTCACCTATTTGCGTTGTAGTAGCGAACCCTATCCCATTCGAAGGTTCCCCATACTTTCTTTTACGGAATATAACGATGTCGGCCGTGACACTCGTGCCGGCCCCTTTCTGGAAAGCGTCATTAGGCAATCGGATAGCTCCGACCAGATCATAACCGTTCCCACTCACGTACTCACGGAACTTACTATCGGCCCCATCCATCGTAGCCGAGGACGTGACGAATACGCCGAGACCACCTTCTTTCAATTCCAGAAGCCCCTTTAGGATAAAATAATTATGGAGATTATAAGAGGAACCAAGTTTCTTCCTGAATTGCTTATCTAAAACCTTATCATATGGAGCGTTTTTCCCGAATGGGACGTTGGTGATAACTAAGTCTTTCGAGTTTGGAGAAAACGCTTTCTCATATCCTTGTACCTTTATATTAGCGTCAGGATATAAAGCCTTTGCCATACGACCGGATAAACTATCTATCTCGAACCCACTTATACTTGAGTTTTCAGATATAGACCTAGGCATCATACCGATTATGTTGCCTATACCCATAGCGGGTTCACTGATATTGCCACCCTTGAATCCAAGTTTCTCCGTTATTCCCCATAAGCTTTCCACGACCTCGGACGGGGTATAATGAGAGGTTGTCGTGGAACGGACGGCACTGTCGAACTCTTCTTTACTTAATAAGGATTTTAGTTTCTCATAATAACGTAGATACTTATCATTCCAATTTCGATCCTTAGTCCAATTGTTGTCACGTGCGTTGTATTTGCCTTCGTTCAAGGCTTCGGCCAAACCTCCCCATCCAACGTACCTTGACATCTTGGCTTGTTGTTCCGGGGTAGGTTTTCCTTGGCCGTCCTCTACGTCTTTCAGCGTTTCTATCGCCTCAATATTGGCTTTTAGCTTGGATATATCACCGGAAGGAAGCTCAATACCTTTCTCCGGGAAGCTGAAATTGTTTTGATTCCTTACAACAGGCCGCTTGTCGCTGTCGCTGATAGGTATTCCTCGGCCTCGCTCCGTGTCAAGCACATCACTTCCATGCACGCCTCCACGGTCTCCTCCGCGTTCAGATCCTCGATCCTCTTCCCGTGCTTTTCTTCCCACGCCTTGATCCGCTCTTGAATTTCCTTGCTCATTGTCTTTAATATTATTAGGAGTGAATAAATCGTTACCATACAAAGGTAATGGTTTGTCCTTGTTGTCCGTTCGCTTTTTCCGGCTATTTTTTATTTTTTTCTCCGCGGCACTCGCTTGTCCGGCAATCTCAGTCTCTTTAACCACGGTCTCAGCGGCATCCATTATATCCGGGACTGGCTTATCAAAATTAGCTACATCAAACGAACGGACATCCTCATAAGTGGTCATATCCTTATCCCATCCGTTCTCTCCTACTTCCGGTAAATCCCTCGCTCCATTGTAGAATGATTTAAGATACGGTCGTATAGCGTCACCTAGATCATCGATCATAGCCTTTGAGTAATCAGAGAACTTACGCAAGCCTTTCTCTATATGATAAACCGCCATTTCAGTACCTATCGCCAATATCTCAGGATCAACACCCATATTCATTTGACCGCCTAGTTTCTTGCGCATGCGCTCACGGAGTTCCGCATACCGTTCATCGGTAACAAGGCGGTTACCGCTAGGGGTAACGGTACGATCGCTCAATTTGGCTTTGCCCTTATCGTTGATATCACCAATAAGGTTTTCTACATTTACCTTTTGAGGCTCTACGACCCTGCGTGTGTCTTCAAGAGAAATAGGTTGCGCATCGCTTACGGCATCGGTATCGCCAAGAATGGTATCAGCCAACCGCCTTGCGCTTTCATCGCTACGCATCATGAAACCTCGCTGTTCCCTGTCATACCAACCCTTTTCAGCCTTGGCTAGCTCTTTGGCGGCACGTTGCTGTTCCTTCGATAATTCATTACCGAACTTCAATAGCCACATATCAAGAACTTTTCCTTTCTTGGTAGTATATTGGGAGGAAACAATGCTATAATTATCAGAATCATTATTTTTAGAAATATCGCTTTCCTCCTGTTTAATTCCCTTATACTCATAGAAGGGCTTTGTTTTGCGAGTCGAGGAATCAATCCATTTCTTGAACCCATCCAACGTGACCCCGGTAATGTTGCCTAACCCTTGCCAACCCTCCTCATAGTTTGACAAGTAAGCGGACCTAGCGTCTTCCAAGGAAGGGAATCCCATCATAACCTTATGCTCATCGAATGAGCCATCAGTATTCACCTGATCCACGACATACACCATGTCACTATTCATATCCGGACCTAGGAATACGTCTATATGATCACCATCCACACTTTCAGTACCTCGAATGTAACCGTAAGTGTTATTCATGACCTGCGACCACTCCTTTCCGCTAGCGTCCTTACCGGAACGGACGGAACCGGCGGGCTGCTCTATGGTGACATCAAAACCGTTTATCTTTATATGGCCTTTCTTGTAATTGCCGGCCTCTTTCTGCGCCTCGGTTGGATTGGTATCAACCTTTAGCTCCTCTTCGTGCAATCTCTTAGCCTCAACTATGCGCTCGGCATAGTCCAATGGGGTCTCATTCTCCTTTGGAGAAGGAGCGACAAAAGGAACTAGTCCCCTTGATGAGCCTTCTTGTGTAGCTCCATCCGTGCGATCAATGTCGGGGCCAGCCGATTCTCTTCCCTCAACCTCTCCAGTTCCCCCGGTCTGATCAAGTTGTTCTCTTGGCAGTACCTCGCCGCCTCCCTCGCGTAAGCCATCGCCTCCGCTTTCGTCATTTCCTTCAATGTTTTCATTTTCTATCGGTTTATTTTGCGCTAAGATAGCGTCTATTTCATTTTGTTCGTCAATTATGGCCTGTATTTCATCCACGATTTGCGAATCAAGCTCGCCTCGCTCCTCATCAGTCAATTGTTTCTCCGAGAAATCACGTACCATGCTTTCCTCATACGCCTCGTATTCTTCCGGGGACATATGATAATTCTCCTCGCACCACTCAGCGTAAGCGTTGTACTCGGCCTGTCTCTCACGCTCAGCGATCGCCTCACGGTTCCTCTTGACATAATCGATCAAGTCTCCACGTGTATGAGCGGAAGACAAGACCTCTATGATAGCGTCCCTTCCGGCGTTCGTATCGTTCTCATCGAAGAAGTTAGTGCCATTCTCCCTATCGGCAAGCTCCAATATCTCACCCGCCCTCTCTATATTAACACCGCCTTTCTCCGGAGAGGCGAACAGTCCGAACATCCTCGCTGTCTCATTATTCCCGGCACCGGTCTCTTTCTTGTAACTGTCACGTGTCAATTTGATCGCCCCATTAGCCAGCATCATGGCCGCAAGCTCCTCTCCGCTCATAGGATCACCTATCACGGAGATCTCCTTCGCTATGACATCACCCGGCTTCTTGCTGGCCTCCTTGATATCATCATCAAGATTAGCCCAGAAATCAGCCTCGACCTTGATCGCCTCATATTCTTGTCGGGCTTTTATCAATGCGGCCTCAGGCTTATCCTCTTTTCCGATAGGGGCATCATCGTATGCCTCTTGCGCCTTTTCCAAGGCATCAGACGCTTTTTTAAGGCTTTCATCGAAAGACTTTCTCGTCACCTCGATCTTCCTTGGCATCTTATCGCCATATTTATCATAGAGGAAATCCAAGGCCATATCCGTTCCTGATGATACGAAATCGGGTGTACCATCTTCTCGCATGACCATGGAAGGATTCTCTACATTGCTAGGTTGTGCTATCTGATCAATGGCACCTTCCGTCTCAATCTCACTCGTTGGCTGGTTGATCGCATCTTCCACGGGAGGTGCAGAGGTTATCTCGGCATCAGCACTTGCAACATTATCATCCTCTGGCGACACCACATTAACTTGTTGAGCGTCATATATGGCATCTTGAAGATCAAGAATCTCATTCTCTGTTATAGGCATTGCTGGAGAAGAGCCATTCTTGGCTGTCACCTGCCCGGTTTCTCTATCATAAGCCGCAGGTTGAGCGATCCAATCACCGTTCTCATCTTGTCCTTGAAGGATAAACGCATTATCCCCGTTCCATACGATCAACCCCGGCTTTGGTAATTGCGTCTTGGGATTATGATGCATGGTCATGTCAAGCTCGGACTGGCGGGTAGCCAATAATTGATCCTCATAGGTTCGTCTCATATGACCGGCATCTTGCTCTACTATATCGCTCAACCTTTTCACCGAGACCATCCGATCCTGTCCGTTATCGGAAATAACGGCTTTATCTCCCTCGATACTCCTAACGTACACAGGTCTTTCCTCATTTCCCTCGCTAAGCGTAGCCGTGGTAACGATAGACTGACCATCAGGATTCGTGGTAACATAAGGAGTAATATTATTGGCAACGTAAGTTTCAACCTCATTGTCTATTTCCTCTCCTATACGATCCTGCAAACCGGATATCCTGAGATAATCAGCGTAGAAATCCTCGGCTAACGGACGGGCATCCGCATTAACCCCATCAAGAAGGCTCATCACTTGGGCCTCGCTAGCTCCATCATCCACATAGCTTTCTATCGTACTAACCAAACCCGGAACCATTCCAGATAGGGAAAGCCTTGTCTCTTCCATCTTTTTGCTCGCCGTCCGTATATCGCCCGGATCAGTCATATTGCGTCCTTGCTCCTCTGCCTCGGCAAACCTAGACTTAGTTAATAGAGGAGGAGTTTCAACGCCTTGATCTGTTACATTTGAATCGGTGATAGGCTGCTGAGCCTGTTTGCCTTCTATTTTATCCGCTACGTATTGCGCGCCTTTAGCCAACGCTCCGGCCCCGGTGAAATAAGCGCCGCCTCCCATACCATAGACAAAGCTCTGCAATACACCATCGGTCAAATCCCTTTCCGGATCCGCGCCTGTTATCTTATCCGTTATATTCTCCGCTAGCGTGGAAGATACCTCTTCGATACCTTCATTTACAGGCTCGAAAAACATACCGAATTTTTTATAGAACTCTTGCATCTTACCCATTATGCCACGCTTGATAGCCTCTTGCGCCTTTTCCTTTCCTAACGTCTTGAATAAGGTTGACATCCAAGCCTTGGATACGCCAGCGCCCAGCATCTCAGACAAGGATTCTGCCGTACCTGTAAGAATAGCGTTAGATACCTTTGCGAACTCTCCCATGTTTGGGTTATTCTGGTCAAGATCATCATATTTCTGGCTAGCCACTATTGACCCTATACCTGCGAGTCCGGCCGCTGGAGCTCCGGCCATTGTAGCGGCCATGGCCCCGATTGACATCGGAAGCGACTCTACGCCTTGCAAGGCTATATCACCTATGGCACCCATATAATTCCCTTCTTTCCAAAGATCGGTGAAATCCTTGCCATTGTATCTGTTTGACCTTGCCCGGGAAAACTCCGCATCAGCCTTAAATATATCTGAGATATCCTTGAATGCCCCGCCACGTGGGATCAGTCCTCCCGTTGCGGATTCCAACCCTTTAGCCGCCTTATCCAAGACCCCAAATATACCGGCACCAAGATCGGCTCCTCCTGCGTTAAGTTTCTGTATAGCGTCTCCTACCCAAGTATTCATGAAAGAAGAATCCTTCTCATACTCCGTAGGAGGTGGAGGAGTAGCGGTCTCAATCTTTCCTTTTTTACGCAAGGACTCAAAATTGTAATCAGGTGAGTTCGTCCACGGATTAACGTATTCCGATTGATCCTTCATAGGCACGTCAACCTCCTGTCTTAAAGCGATAGGTGCAGGATTAACGCTTGATTGAGAAACGTAATCTTTCCTCTCTGCGGGCGAATACCCTAGGGCACTCTCGAACTTGGAGAAATCGCCTATCTCGGAGAAATAATCATCTTGTATCAAATAATCATAAACCATTCTCCTCTTTCCAGAGTCTTTCATCTTACCCTCAAAATTAGAGAAATCGCCAAGTCCCGTATATCCTTGGCTAATCATAGCGTCATATAAATGTTTTACATTAGAATCCATGAATCCAGCTGTATTTTTCGTTTGTATTTTCTGTTCCTCCTTCATCGTTTAAAGGGATATGCTTGCCCTTACTAGAAGAACCTCCCGATCCGATCACCCTATCAAACTCATCGTATAATTCCGGGAAATTCTGAATATTACTCATGACAATAGCGGCTTGTTTGGTCTTTTGGTCTCCACCTTCACCAAGCTGCCACGTTACATCCGATACGCTCTTGTTTTTATCTTTATTTTCCTCCGCATACTCCAACATCCTCTTATACATATAAGCGATAACCCCATCTTTATCCTTACCGGACAAAGTGAAACGTTTACCGTTTCTGCCGATGATGTCAATAGACTTATCCGCCCCAGAACCATTAGCTTTAGCGGTACGATATTGCTCAAGACTACGGAGATTGGATTGCCTTATACCCAACTCTCTCTCTTTATATGCGGCATCCTGTTTCATCTTCCGCTCCTCCCTGTCATTCTTTATTGCGAATTGAGCGGCACTTTGCGCTATCTTGGCCTTTTCCAAATCATTCTGGGCTTTTCTCGCTTGATCCTGTCTATAAAGCTGCAATGCCCTTTGATAATTATTGATGTCGTTTTGCCTTGCGGCCAGATACCCGGCCCCGTATCTTTGCCTGATAGCCTCCAACCTGTCAGAATAGGATTGTAGTTTAGGATCAGCTACGGTGGGTAGTTTCTGCGAAGGTGCCTCTCCCGCGAATGCCAAATTGGAGAAGGAAGACAACACATTGCCTAGATGCCCGATTCCAGTAGCTACGGAAGCGGCCCGTTTTCTTCTCTCCTCCTCCTCTTGGCTTATCGGCTTTTGAAAAAGCGTCTCATATAACCTTTGGTTCCATTGGTAATCGTTCATTTGAGGCTCGACAACGCTCGCTTGCGGAGCGGTCTCATCCGTATTATCCACGGTTGGAGCTATAGGGTTCTGGCTTCCGGCAACCTCCGGCTCAACCAATGGCGTAGTGGACAATTCCGGCCTCTGAACGACCGGGGTCCTTTTCCTATTATATCTTTCCTCTAATGTCATTGTTGTTTACTTTTTGAATATAGACTCAAATAATCCCTTCCCCTTGTCAAGATAGGCTTGCGCATCAGCCCCAACGAGGCCCATCCCTGCCTGTAATCCTTGATTAGCCGCTTGCGTGGCGTTTGCCGCCTGTTGATTATAGATAGACAGCCTTTGGTTACTGATATTATTCTTGGTGTTGAGATATTGGGATTCCACGGCATCCTTCCGTGCTGTAGCGTTAGTGGCTATACCACTGGCGGTATCGGATATCCCCTCGCCCGCCGCTTTCTTGGCCTGCGCTACGGACTCATCCGTAGCCCCTACGACCGCGGCGGTACCAGAAGCCTTACGATACTGCTCATCCGCTAATTCCCTTGCCTTGGTCAAGGCGGCTTGCGCCTCCGCGCTTTGGGTATAATCCTCGTTATACCTACGGTTAAACCAATCCTCATTCTCCTTTGCCTGTTTATCCAACACGGCGTTCGCTTTTCTAGCCGCCTTCCTTGCCTTTATTCCCCCGGCAATGCCACTCGCCAAGGAACTGGCGGCTCCAACTATAGATCCGATCATAATCTTGTCTTTTCTCGCAAAAGAGATAAATAAAGTGACTCGTGTTTGTTACTTTGATCATTATCTCCCATCGGACACCAAAAAATCAACTATTCTATACTGTTTTCTATCATCTACGAATCATTCGTATATAGTTAGGTCCGGTCATATAGGCATTATTGGTATATTTGCGGGAACAAATTTTATTATATACCATTAGAATTAAAACAGCTTTTAGTGTATATTATTAATTGTTGTTAATTCTATAAATATTCTTGTTGCGCTATTTGGTAACAAACAATATTATGCTTATCTTTGCATCATAACAATAGAGCTGGTGGCAACAGTAACAATTCAGCGATAATATCATGACAAAAAGTGAATTTATAAAGAAAGTAGAGAACGGAGAAGCAAAGGTTCTAACAGTTGAAGCTGCAAGAAAACTAAAAGGAAAAACAATATTATGGATGTACTTCGGATATTCAGGAAACGAAAATGAAGTACGCAAAATGAGGGTAGGAGATATTGTTTCGGAGCTTGGATATTATTCCAAGCAACCTTGTGAAGGATATGCTTCTCGTGCGGAATACTGGAAGTCGTACATGACAGAAGAGCAACTAAAAGAAAAAGAAAACACATTGCTCCTTCTTGATGAAGAAGGAAAAAACCAATTTATTCGAGCACATAAAGAATCTGACTTATTCGATAAGCCGACATTCACCTGTTCTGATGCGGATAGAGATATTTATTATATCCGTAAAAACACAAGGACAAGAGTCGAATTAACAGACAAATATACAGGTCGCTCCATCACCTTGTCCATCAAGAACTATACCAATGAAGAATATTGGTATAACCAAATCTCTAATGGGCAGCGAAGGAAAATAGAAAATTTCTTCGGAGAAATGGCCGCTTATTATACAAGTGTTGAGATTTTATAACCTTAAAACGCTGAGCTATCGGCATGACGGGCAAAAAAATATGGTTAAGACGATAGATGAGAAAATAGTTTTTGCATCAGATAAACAATAAAAAAAGAGGCGGATTTCTCCGCCTCTTCACTGTGCAATTTTGGGCACAGACTTGAAATAGCATTTTCGTTTCAATCCACGCACCGAAATGCGACAGAATCATCTGATGATCTGATCGCAAATGTAAAGATTAATTTTAAGATATGAAAATAAAAGAACTAGAACTTCCCGCATTCGCCATGCTGGACGGGTGCCACGAGAAGGAGCTTGAAGGTCGGATAGTTATACTACACATACGTTCTGCCAGTATCATCGAAATATTCGGCAGGAAGGATGTAGTCTTAAATCCGGATGTTCTGACAGTCAAGTTTAGCTATACCAATAGATTTGGCATTAAAGAACCAATGATTGCGGCGTTACATTATTGCGCCACGCTTGATGTCAAATATGATTCCGAAATGATAAAAAAGGAAATCATAAAACCTGCGGCTCAATGGTATTGCGATTGGGCTGAGTGGGAAGATGAAAACATAGTAAGAGAGGAGGGATCGAATGAATGAACGTGAACGAATAGGGAAACGAATAGCCGAAATACGTAAGGAAAGATGCTACACGGTGCGACAACTGGCCGAACTTGCCAACCTTCGGGCCGCAACTATCTCCAACGTTGAGAACGGTAAGTTCTCCGTTGGGATAGATATACTTGCGAAGATATGTGATGCGCTCGAAGTGAAAATAGAAATAATATGATTACGACAAGCATGACAACCTCCGAATTATTGGAGGAAATCAAGGATGATTATCCCAATGTATTTGCAATATCCGATGCCAAGGACGCTAAGGTGAGTAGGATCGTAAAAAAATCAGGCATATTCCCGATCCACATCCACTCGTTTGTCACTACCAAAAGAAAAAACAAGTGGCTTATCCTATGGGAATCGCATAGCAAGAAGGATATAGGCGACAATTGCCGGATCTCTTTTGTGTGCTACCATGATACCAATCATGGTAAGTACGCCTATATGCCTGTCTTTGTCAATGGCAAGATGATTCTTCTTGCGTTTCCTCCTCACTTCTTCAGCCGGTTCGCCGATCGGATGGGAATTAACCTTACAGGCAAAGAGTTGATTAAGCGGTACTTCGAGATAAATAATAGTTATTCATTCACATTTTCGCACGAAGAGGTGGACGGAGGGTACCGGGAGAATGTATTAGCCACCTGTAAAGAGGGAATTTCGATGGGATTCAAAGCCGTAGGGCTGGATGTTTTTCTGCTGAAGACCTTTATAACCTACGATATGTGCAAGGGGGATCAAGTCAGTAGCTTCGCCAAGAGCGAGGAGTTCAGGAAAATTCAACATGACAACAAGTAATAGTTCTATTTTTCGCATCGCCAAAGTATAACGCCCGTGTTTTTTCTGACACGGGCGTTTTTTATTGGTCTATTTGTCTTATAAGTATCAAAAGCCTTTTCCTTTTTGTCTCATAAATATCCGGTATTCGCCTTTATCTAAATTGTCTATCCTAAAATCAACCTTGGCTCCATCTGGAACAAACGACGGGACATGCCCCGCTAGCTTTTTTATTATTTCGTCAATGTTATTATATCCTATATCCGTAAATGAGAATATCTCCTTGCCTTGATATATGACACTGCCTTTAATCATCTGTCTAAAAGATATTTTCATCTGATCATCAGGGTAATATTTCACAGGATCCTCATATACCATTTCTTCCTTTTTTTGGTTAAATACAAAATCAATAACCTTATTGTTTATCTCAGAGACTATAGAGTAATCCGGTCTTACATATATCTCTGTAGTCTTATGAGCGCTTGAATGATTCATGCAGAAAGCCACGTCATACATTGAGGCTTTTATATCGTTTCTCGCTATGGTTCCCCATGAATGCCGGAAATTATACATACATATAGCATTGAGACCGCCATGTTTGCAAATACGTTTCAATCCAGAGTTCATATTTGCGTTGAAAGAATCGTCATCACGATAGGTCTTATGGAAATTAAACAAAAACTCATCATCATCCGGTGTAAAGTATTTTTCCATGACAGGACGGAGAATATCCGGAACAATAATCTCCATATACGCCTTATCCCTTCTGAATTTTTGGGTCTTAGCCCTATTATAACAGAATGTCCAGCCTTTCAAATTGGACTTCTTTGCCCTAAAAAGGTCTACGGTATTAATTCCTGCCAAGCAAAAGACCATCAAGGCTACATCCCTAGCCAACTCTGGAAGTGATAATATCATCTTTGTCGGAGGTATGGGTGTCGCGAAAAACTCACGAACGAAGTCCGCATCCAAGGCCCTGTGATCGGGGGTGTCCGCATTGGGGATTTTTACCTTTAGCCAAGGATTAGTCTTGATCCTGATTATGCCCCTATCGTAATCGTTGAACTCATTTATTGCAGCTTTAAAAATCTGGCGAACATTAACAGGATACATTTCTTTCGCCCTTGCCGTTGGTAATAAGGTTTTTATCCAGTCATTTATGAATTTCGTGGTAAACCGGGAAAACATCAACTTGCTAGTTCCCGCAAATCTCTCAAGATGACAATAGGCCAACTCATAATTCTTGGCGTTACGGGCCATGCCTCTAACTGTTTCCATTTCCCGTTTATACTTTCTCGCATAATCAGAAAAACAGATATCCTCATCCGCTTTTTCCAGATATTCCACTAGGGTTTTTACATCCCATTGCGATATATCCTCTTTGTTTGCTCTCTCCACATATCGCATGATTACATCTGAACAGAAGGATACGACAAAAGGATCTTTCACCTCCCCCGTGCGAGTCAACCCTTTTTTATCAACCATTTTATCCATTTTTATATAAGAGGATTTACGGTTATGGGTTACTCTGATGTAAACAGGATAGAAGCCATCAGAACGCTGCTTTCTAACACAAATCTTAAAAGTTGCCATATATCAACACTTTATACATTAAATTTATGGTGTAAACACGGTGTAAACGCCATGTGCAAATATAGCAAACAAAGTGTAAACATCACATATCATTCAGATCATTTTACGCTAATAATGACATAAAAATATAAGGCTGATAAACAAGACTCAACCCGTCTATCAGCCTTATATATTGATATTTAAGACTTGCAGTTTTTAACAGCCTATCCTTCTATAGCTGCTTGCGCCGCTGCGATACGAGCTATGGGCACTCTAAAAGGTGAACATGATACGTAATTCAAGCCAACTTTATGGCAGAACTTAACGGAAGAAGGCTCACCACCATGCTCGCCGCAAATACCACATTTCAAATCCGGACGGATGGCACGACCTTTCTCAGTTGCCATACGAACCAGCTGTCCTACACCATTTTGGTCTAGTACTTGGAACGGATCGACCTTCAAAATCTTCTTCTCTAAGTAAACCGGTAAGAAGGAAGCGATATCGTCACGAGAGTAACCAAATGTCATCTGAGTCAAATCATTCGTTCCGAATGAGAAGAATTCGGCGCTGGAAGCGATACGATCCGCTGTCAATGCCGCACGAGGAATCTCGATCATCGTACCTACCTTGAATTCGATACGATCGCCAACTTCCTTGAATAGCTCTTCGGCCGCGGTACGGATCACCTTCTCTTGTTCCTTGAATTCATATAAGATTCCTGTTAATGGTACCATGATTTCCGGTTTAGCCTCAATACCTTCTTTCTTCAAATCCAAAGCGGCACCTAAAATGGCCCGAGTCTGCATTTCCGTAATTTCCGGATATGTATTACCTAGACGGCAACCACGGTGACCCAACATCGGGTTATGCTCGCAAAGAGATTCCACACGTTTTTGGATCTCCTTAACGGACACGCCCATTGTCTCAGCCATTTCCTCTTGACCTTTCAAATCGTGAGGAACGAACTCATGCAAAGGAGGATCGAGCAAACGAACGGTAACAGGACATCCGGCCATAGCCTTGAAGATACCCTTAAAGTCCTCTTTCTGATAAGGAAGGATCTTCGCCAACGCTTTCTTACGACCTTCAGCGTCCTCGGCCAAGATCATCTCACGCATAGCTTTGATCTTCTCACCTTCGAAGAACATATGCTCCGTACGGCAAAGGCCAATACCAACGGCACCGAAGCTACGAGCGATCGAAGCGTCGTGAGGCGTATCAGCGTTTGTACGAACTTGTAATTTTGTATATTTATCGGCTAAAGCCATTAGCTCCGCGAAGTCACCTGACAACTCTGCCGCTTTCGTCTCGACCTGTCCTACATAGACTTCCCCGGTCGTACCATTGATAGAGATATAATCACCTTCTTTCAAGGTTACGCCATCGACGTCTACAGTCTTGTTCTTATAATCGATATTCAAGGCACCAGCGCCGGATACACAGCACTTACCCATGCCACGAGCCACGACAGCGGCGTGAGAAGTCATACCTCCACGAGCGGTAAGGATACCTTCGGCGACAGCCATACCGGCCAAGTCTTCCGGAGAAGTCTCAATACGGACCATGACAACCTTTTTGCCATCGGCATGCCATTTAGCGGCATCATCAGCGAAGAATACGATCTGTCCGGTAGCGGCACCCGGTGAAGCCGGCAAACCTTTTACCCATACTTTCGCCTGTTTCTCGGCTTTTTTATCGAATACTGGGTGAAGCAACTCATCCAGTTTATTCGGCTCGATACGGTTCAACGCTGTTTTCTCGTCGATCATGCCTTGATGCAATAAGTCGATAGCGATTTTCACCATAGCGGCACCGGTACGTTTGCCGTTACGGGTTTGCAAGAACCAAAGTTTACCCTCTTGTACGGTAAACTCCATATCTTGCATATTCCGATAATGATCTTCCAATTTCTCTTGGATAGCGTCTAATTGCTTATAGATTTCCGGCATGGCTTCTTCCATAGACGGATATTTAGCGATACGTTCTTCTTCTGAGATTCCGGCACGTTCAGCCCAACGTTGTGAACCGATCTTCGTAATCTGTTGCGGGGTACGGATACCTGCTACAACATCCTCACCTTGAGCGTTAATCAAGTACTCGCCATTGAACAAGTCCTCACCATTACCCGCGTCACGAGAGAAACAAACGCCTGTAGCGGAAGTATCGCCCATATTACCGAATACCATGGCTTGTACGCTAACCGCCGTTCCCCACTCGTCTGGAATACCTTCCATCTTACGATACAGGATAGCACGCTCATTCATCCAGCTATTGAACACGGCACAGATAGCGCCCCACAATTGTTCATAAGCGCAAGTCGGGAAATCCTGTCCGGTCTGGGCCTTAACGGCTGCCTTAAATTTAGAGACCAATGTTTTCAAATCTTCAACGTCAAGCTCGTTATCTAACTTAACGCCTTTCGCTTTCTTTACTTCCTCGATGATCGCCTCAAACGGATCGATATCCTCTTTGCTTGTCGGTTTCATGCCTAATACGACATCTCCGTACATTTGAACGAAACGACGATAAGAGTCCCAAGCGAAACGAGCGTTGCCCGTCTTACGAGACAATCCTTCCACTACCTCGTCGTTCAAGCCAAGGTTCAATATCGTATCCATCATACCTGGCATGGACGCACGGGCACCGGAGCGAACTGAAACTAACAGAGGATTGGCAACATCACCGAACTTAGAGTTCATTAACGTTTCGATATTAGCGATCGCCTTCTCAACATCCGCTTTCAGCAACTCTACGACTTTATCTTTGCCTAACTCGTAATACTCTATACAAACTTCTGTTGTAATCGTGAATCCCGGAGGAACCGGTACACCAATCAGATTCATCTCGGCAAGGTTAGCGCCTTTACCACCCAGCAGATTTCTCATATCTGCCTTACCTTCGGCTTTTCCATTTCCGAACGTGTAAACTCTTTTTCTTTCCATATTCGACAGTATTGAATTTAGATTCTAGTTTTGTTGATTTCAACTGTTATATTGCTATCTCAACTTTGCAATGCTGCAAATATATGCTATTTCTACTTTGCAAGCACGAATAGCGTTAAAGATTTTTACATGTTTTACAACTATTCTTTACCATTTATATCCAGCAAATGCTTACATTTGCGTGCGGAAGTTTGTTGACGCTTCCATTTCCCATCGGATTTCCCGCCTATCTCTTTGCCCCTTACATATAATTATATGATCTTTTTCTTTTATTTGTGTCTATTTATTTCCAATAGGAAGACTCAGGAGTTTTTTGCTGAAGAAACTTTAGTTTCTACAGCATGAAACTAAAGTTTCTCCCTAGTGGAACTAAAGTTTTTCTATAGGGAAAACAAAAGTTTTCCTTATAAGAAATTTTAAGAAACTGCAATACATTGTCTTTTCCTGATTTATCTAGACACTTTTTTTGTTTATAAACGTAATCAGTAGACA